TAATGGCATATACAACAATAGACGACCCATCAGCATATTTTACAACATTACTGTATACAGGTAATGCTACTGATGATAGAAATTTAACTAATGATGCTAATGCAGGTGATTTTAAACCTGATTTTATTTGGCTTAAAGAGAGAAGTTCTACTTCTTCACATCAATTAATTAACAGTACAAGAGGTTCTCAATTTGCTCTTATGGCAGATAGTAATGCTATTGAAGATGAAGATGCAAATAGAGTACAAGCATTTCAGACAAATGGTTTTCAAGTAGGTACTGCTAGTACAGTTAATCAAGATACAATAACAATGGTAGCATGGCAATGGAAAGCGAATGGTGGAACTACAACAACCAATGATGCAAGTTCTACAAGTATAGGAACTGTAGATTCTGTTATTCAAGCAAATACTGATGCAGGATTTAGTATTGTTACTTTTACAGGAGGAAGTAATACTTTTTCTATGGCTCATGGTTTAGGTGCTGTTCCTGAAATGATATGGTCCAAAAGACGAGATACTGATACGGGAAATTGGCATGTATATCATAAAGCTACAGGTAAATTAGGTGCAACTTTTTTAAACACAACAGGTGCTTTTGCAGATGCTCCTTATTTTGGAGATACTGACCCTACATCTACAGTATTTTCACAGTCAAATTCTGCTATAGAAAATGGAGAGGGAGCAGTTGCATATTGTTTTAGAAGTATTCAAGGCTACTCAAATATAGGTTCTTATACAGGTAATGGCAATGCAAATGGAACATTTGTGTACACAGGATTTAAACCTGCTTGGGTGCTTTATAAGAAAAGTTCAGCAGCAGAAAATTGGCATATATTAGATAATAAAAGAGATACACTAAATCCAAATAGTTTTGCAATTGATGCAAATAATGTAAATGCAGAGGCTAATGATGCAAACTTGCAAATGGATTTTTTAAGTAATGGTTTTAAATTAAGAACATCTCATGGCACAGCAAATGGTAGTGGTGAAACATATATTTATTATGCTATAGCAGAACACCCATTTGTTAGTAGTAAAGGAGTGCCTACAACGGCAAGATAGATTATGTTATTGGGTCACGGATCAATATCAGAGTTTGGAATTGCCTCAGTTAGAGGAGGTGCAGTTCAAAATGTAGGATCACCATTTGTTAGTGGTGTTTCTTTAAGTGCTAGTGTTGATGATTTAGAATCTGTAATAGGTGCTGCAACATTTGCAGTTACTACTGTATCAGCAAGCTTTACGATAGGCACTGAAACTGTGGCTGCTGATGCTAATGTTACTACTAGCACTGCAGGACAAATTACTGTAGGATTAGGTGATGAAACAGCATTTGGTGATGCATTTCAAAATTTAATTTCATTTTCTGTAGGATCACCTAATTTTTTCTTATGGAATGAAGTAGACGACACAGCAGACGCTACATGGATTGATGTAGAACCAGGGAGCACAGATTAATGGCCAATGACGCAACAGTAAGCTTATCAGTAACATTATTACCAGATGAGATAGCTACCACAATTAGTGGATCTATGACAGTTACCCCTGATGATGTCAATGATAAATGGTATTATAAAAAAACTGAAGTAACCACGACAAGTGCTGACCTCATAGCAGGTCATTTTTTAGATTATACGGCAGTAGATCAAGATACAGCTCCGACAGCAATAGCCACAGGAGACAAAGTTAAATTTTTATTTGTTAAAAATACTAGCACCACAGACGGCATTATGTTATCAATAGATGCAGGAACAGCAGCTAATAATCTAGCTGATGGAATATTTATAGGACCAAGTCAATCATGGTTTGGAAGATTACCTAACGCAACTGTAGCAGACATCCATGCTATTAGTTCAGATATAGGTGATGCAGGAGATGCAAGTGCTACTTGTATTGTAGCTGCATTATTGGATGACGTAGGATAGGATTAAAATATGGCATCAACGTATTCATCAATTTTAAATTTAGAAATTCAAGCGACTGGAGAAAACTCTGGAACTTGGGGTACTATTACAAACAATAATTTACAAAAAGTAGAATCAGCAATTAAAGGATATGTAGCTGTTGCAGTCGCAAGCACAACTGATTCTTTAACTGCCTCTGATGGTACGACTGCAGATGAACAAAGTAATGCTATTATAAAATTAACAGGTACCTTATCAGGTAATACAACAATGCAATGCGAAGCTGTAGAGACTTGGTATATAGTCGATAACGCAACCACTATGGGAACTCACAGTTTAGGTTTTAAACCTGCGGGCGGTACAGCAACAAATTTAGTAGCAGGATCTAAGCATATACTTTATTCCGACGGTTCTACAATGTTTGATGTTTTGGCCGACGCTGGTAATTTGAAAGCTAATGGAACATTAACAGTGTCAGGTAACACTTCTCTCGACGGTGGTACTTTTGTGTTTAACGAATCAAGTGCTGACTTAGACTTTCGTATTGAAGGTAATGGTGATGCAAACTTATTTTTCACTGATGCAGGTAATGATAGAGTAGGTATAAAAACAGCTTCTCCTTCTACAGAACTACATGTAGTAGGTGGTGTAAAAGCAACAGGAGCGATTGACTTTGATGGAGGTGGGTTTACTTTTAATGATTCAGGCGCTTCAGTAGATTTTAGAGCAGAAACAAATACTTTAACACACGCTTTCTTTATAGATGGGTCAGCAGATAAAATTGGTTTTGGTACAAGCTCACCAACAAGTGCATTAGTAACAGTCAGTCAAGCAAACACTTCTGGTGCTATAGCTTGTTTAACATTAGATCAAGATGATACAGATCAAGAGTTTATTAGATTTGATGGCACAAGTGCTTCAGATCAAACTAAGAGTATTACAACTGATACAAGTGTAGGATCTTTAACAGGACATATCCGTGTCAATATTAATGGCACTGATTACTGGATGCCGTTCTACGCAACTAACTAGGAGCTTCAATGCCGTTAACAAAACTGCAATTTGCACCAGGTATAGATAAGCAGAATACTGAATACGGCGCAGAGGGTAAATGGTCGGATTGTGACAACGTAAGATTTCGTTATGGACTACCTGAAAAAATAGGTGGCTGGTCTAAAGTAACACAAGACGGAATCATTGGAGCAGTAAGAGCTGTTCTAACTTATTCAAGTTTAGATGGTGTTAAATATGCTGTGTATGGAACTAATAAAAAGTTGTATGCATATTCTGAAAATAACTATGCTGACATTTCCCCTATACGTGCTTCAGGCACGGGCAACATTACACAGTTTGCTGTAACTGATGAATCATCTACTGTCACTGTGACAGACGCGTCTCATGGGGCGCTCATAGGGGACTTTGTAACGATTGCAACTGTGAGTGCTGCTGTAGGGGGAATAACTCAAGCTAATTTACAAAGAGAGTTTGAAATATTAACTGTCCCCACTACGGATACATATACTATAGAAGCACCCGCCGCAGCTACTTCAACAGCTACAGGAGCCACTGCTAATGCTTCCTATCAATTTAATACAGGCCCCGCAACTTCTTTACTAGGATATGGTTGGGGTGCTGGTACTTGGGGAGACTCAACTTGGGATACATCTAGAGAAGGTTTGACAGGCGCTTCTGGTGTGTTATTGGAAGCAGGAAAATGGTCCTTGGACAACTGGGGAGAAGATGTTTTATCACAACAATTTAATGGTGGACTATCCTACTGGGATACTTCAGCAGGTTTATCAAACAATAGATCATCTGTAACAGAGGTTTCTACAGCTCCTACAAAAACTAGATTAATGTTAGTTTCAGGTGATGATCGTCACGTTATTTGTTTAGGAACAGAGACAACTATTGGAGATACCTCTACTCAAGATAGTATGTTTATTCGATGGTCTACTCAAGAAAATCAAAACGAATGGACTCCTTCTTCTGTTAATACTGCGGGTAGTCACAGACTAACAGCAGGTAATCAAATTCAATCAGCTGTAAGAAGTAGAGGTGCCATTCTTATTTGGACAGATACTGCCTTGTATCAAATGCAATTTATTGGTCCTCCTCTTACTTTTGGTTTTAAACAATTAGGTTCTAATTGTGGTGCTGTAGGATTAAACGCAGCAGTTGATGTAAACGGTATTGCTTATTGGATGGGTAATGATTCTTTCTTCTTATATGATGGTGCTGTTAAAAAAATACCTTGTAGTGTACAAGATCATGTTTTTGATTCTATTTCACCTTCCTCTCTAACAGAAGTTTATTGTGCTTCAAACGCAGACTACAATGAAGTTATGTGGTTTTATGCAGACTCAACCTCTAATGTTATCAATAAACAAGTTGTGTATAATTATTTAGAAAATTTATGGTATGTAGGATCTTTGGATAGAACTACATGGAGTAACAGTAGTATTTATTCTGTTCCTTATGCTTCTCAATTTGTTGCAGGCAGTTCTGCTACAGCAACTCCTACTGTTCAAGGTCTTAAAACAGGTCGTAGTTTTATCTATGCTCAAGAAACAGGAACTGATGACGACGGTAGTGCAATGGTAGCTTCTATAGAATCTGGTGATATTGATATAGGAGAAGGAGATAACTTCATGTCTATAAGAAGAATTTTACCTGACTTTAAAAATCAAGTAGGTAATGTAGATATTACAATGCAAACAAGGCCTTATCCTTCGGCAACTCAAACAACTCATGGTCCTTTTGAAATTACAACTAGTACAACGAAACAAGACACAAGAATTAGAGGAAGACAACTTTCTTTAAAACTTGAAAGTAATGCTACTGGTGAAAATTGGAGATATGGAACATTAAGAGTTGATATGCAACCTGATGGAAAAAGAGGTAGCTAATGG